CATCTTGGTCTATAACAAGACCAAGGTTAAGACGAGCTCCTGATGCATCACTGGCTCCTGTACCACCGTCCGCAACGGCTAAATCAGTGATGTTTGTAATACTACCCCCACTAATCGTTGCATTGTCAGAAACAATTGTCCCGCCGTTAATCTTAACAGAATCCATTTCTAGTGTAGACGACATGTCATGAAGACTGCCGCCTGCAGCAAAAATGATTTTGGACTTGCCTGCAGCAATAGTGATCTGAGATGCAACATCATCCTGATCAAAGATCAAGTTGTGTGCCGTTGCATTTATGACTAAGTATACTTTGGTTTGTGTGAATTCTGTCGTAGCGTTGCCAGACTTAACAACAATCGTTGTGTCCGCAGAAGCGTTTGTGAATCGCAACCCTTTGTAATGACCTTTAGCATCTAGGTCTGAGGACTGAGTGATGTCGTTAGTAACCAGATTATACGTTGTACCTTCAGATGTCAGGTCAATTGTCGTATAACCGTGACCACTACGGTCTAAAGCACGTAGGTTTAAGTTGGTAACTGTACCCCACGTACCAGATTCTTCACCTGTTCCGATAAGAGCTAGTCCACCAATAGCAGAATAGGTTGTCATTAGTTCATTCCTCCAACATTAGTCCATGTTGTGCCGGGGGTTGGCGTTATGTTACTATAGCTTGTATCACGATTTGGATCAATTGTTGACCATGTAGTATCTACTACATCAATCAGTGCCCCCCAAACAAGAACTTGCCCGACTAAACCTACCCCCTCAACACCTGAGATATTCAGTTCTTGTACTAACACGTCACCTACTTCAACCGTTGCAGACACACCGTTTACAACGAAGGTGTTTACTCCAAACGAAGAACTCAAAATAGCCGATGCTGTAACGCCTGTAACAAGAAGCTCGTTTACAACGACACTTCCTACACTGGTAGCAAACGCGGCAGGGGTAGGTAAATCTACGCGCACGTTAGGAAACGGCAGGCCCTCTGTCGAAATAGCTTGTTCAGAAAATGCCGCGTTACCTAACATGTTTTACGCCTGTGATTCAGACCAACTGATTCGTCCTGATGCTGTAAATGGGTTTGATGCACTAACCGTAGATGGGTCTTCGTTCAGTTGGACAACCACGGTCAAAACGTCTGGGCCGTCTGGGAAAACATTGTCTCCACCTAAGATAGCATTACCTAGTGTGGCAATCTCACCCAGTGCTTCTGTCGTCAAAACAGGGGTACGACCAGATGTTCCGGTTCCACCAGAAGCCTCAAAGTTGTATACGCTTAGACCACCTGAAATAATATCGGCACTAGAGTGCAAAATCAACTGACTCAAACTTGGGTTTGTCACACGCTGCCAAGCATTCGTGGAAAGTTGCCCGTTAAGGACCAAACGAACGGTACATGCGTGTGTAGACAACACAGACACCTGATTAAGAATCAACTGCATTCGGTTGATAATTTCACGCTCACCTAAGAACCCCGGGGCACTTGTATCCACAGAAGGAGCCAATCGAATACTGATCAACGGCAACTCTTTAGTCACGTTAATTGATTCACCCGCAGTCCCAAGAGTGTAGGAACTAAAACTTCCAGACGTTGTTAAGGGTGGTTTATCTACGACCAACAAGGTTCTGTCTTCTCTATCAGATAGGAAGAAACCGTAATTTATAAAGGTGTCCACAGAAGGTAGATAAGGCTGATAGGGTTTAACACTCGTACTCGTAGGAAGTGCTAACGTAGTCCCGGCAGGAAGCCCCGCTCCTGACACCGCAGTCCCGGCAGAATACGAACCTAAAACTGCGTCGGGTGTTTGAACTAGAAGAGCATGTCCAATAGTCGCACGGTTATTTCCGTTGATCCTATAAACGTATGTGTTAGTAGTCTCTACACGCGCATTTGTACTGTTCGTCGCAGCACCCGTAACGGAAACGTTGTTAGAAGATGCGTTAAAGAGGTACGCTCTGTCAGCGTCAAAACGACCATCCATAATAACCGAAGTACCCCAGTGCGCTAACGCAGGAACATATGTCGGTTGCCCAATGTTTTCAATTTCGTATCGAGCCGGAACGTTACCAGACCGCATGTACGCTTCAGTGAAGAAGTTGCCGTGCACAAAACTATGCACATATCGAACATCACCGTGTTGGTCTTTAAATCCAAAACGTACTTTACCCGCACCGTACCAAGAATAGTCGATATACGCCATTTGGATTTTGTGGATGTCTAAATTAAACCCAGTATAACCTGTTCCATCGCAAACATCTAAATTCCACTCGTTTTGAGGTATCCGAGTGATGTTTGTTTTAGTAATCACCACTTTATTAGAGTCAACGCCGCGATAGCTAGGAGCAATGTACATCACTGAATCACTATCTATACGTGTGACTTTGTGCGTTTGACCTTTAATAACAATAAGGTCCCCTACTACTAGCTGCGAAGAAAACTTAGTATCTACCCCTGTAACAGTACCTGACCTAAAGGTTAGATTTGCATAGCCGCTAATCTGTTGGATAGAGCTTTTTCTACAACAGTACAGAGTCTGCCCATCATACTCGAAGAATAGGCCGTTTTGATCATCAAACAACCCACAACGCAAGCTACTATTGTTCCATTCATTTACGTAGTACTCAACAAGACCTTGTGCCTGTGCATCAGATGGTGTTCCGTCTAAGGAAACAGTAAAGGTAAATGCGTCTACGACACTCTGAACTGCAAAAGACCCGTTCCACAGATTTTTTGTATTACCGTTAGGATCTACTGGAGTAGGTGCAGAGAAACCCATACCCGAGTGGTTTTCACAGTATGTGAACAAATCAGGTGCCGCACTCGCTACAGTTATCTCAATGTACGACCCCGTTGTCCCGGGCGCGTTTGTTGCGTAATTATCCGTGACCCCTGTTATATAAGCTATGCCACCTCCGTGAGTACCATCCTCTGTTATAGAGAACCGTAAGGGGTGCCCAGAATTTGAAGCGTCGGACATATCAAAACGATATGTTCTTCCTTCAAACAAGTCTAGAGAAGAAATATAGTCACCGTCTATATAAAACTTATTATTGCCTTGTGCGTCTGTCACAACGGTCACAGCATATGTTCGTGTACCAACCGTATCGTCTTGGTTTGTGGAACCTGTAACAGTTACCGCTAAGTCAGTAGACAATCGATGTGGAAAACGTGTTTTTATAGTTCCGACATTTCCGTTTCTACTAAACGTATCAATCTGAGAGGTTGGGCTAAAGTTAACCGCAAACGAAACTTGTATACCTTTACCAGACTGATAACGGAAATACTTACGTGTTTGACGGATCATCTGACTGTCGGGGTTTGTGGGTGGAATCAATTCCACCCCACCGTCATAGGGACGGTGCAATGCAAAACCATCAGGGCGTAACAAAAGAGTTGTTCTTTGAAGGTAGTTTACGTCAGTCTGTCCTGTCGAAGGCAGATCTTCCGTGAGTGTAATCTGACCATCACTATTAACATAATCAATTACACGCTCAATTAATTCCCCCGCGTCATTAACGCCGTTAACCTGACAGTCTGTTCCCGCGCTAGAAATAGTAACGGTATTTGTTCCTGCGTTAGCATCTGTCTCTGTATAATGGACGGCAAATGTTGTGGAATCTATAGACCTAGCAAAAAAGACGTTGTCTCCGTCTATCCCGGCGATAGGAAAAGATCCCGTATCATCAGTTAAACTAAAAAAGATTGGATCTCCAGTTGTTAAGCCGTGACCCGTACTAACCACCAAGGTTGTGGAAGTAAAACCTGTTATGTCACCTGTGTTCTTGTCTTCAACTTGGTTTATGAAAAACGTGTCACCTTTGTTGAAATACGAGGTGAACGATGTTCCTTCACCTGTTAGAGTGTTACTACTGCCCGTATAGGTTATTAAACCACCACCATTAAAGGCACCAATAATAGAAGTCGGCTGTAATGTTATAGTACCTGTGACAGGAGAAGAACTTGCCCCCGTCTCGGACAACGGAAGAATCGTTCCCTGTACCGCATCTTCTTCAGTAGCGGCAAAAGACAAGAAATCTTTGTTTCGAACCACCGCATAGTAGGTTGTGCCACTAACCAGACCACTAAGATTTGAAACCCCTGTTTCAGTATAATCTAAACTATCCCCTGTAATAAAACCGTGATCTACAATTCGAAGTGCGTCTAACGAAGCAACTAAGGATTTACCACCTTCAACAGTAATCGTCCTTGCGGATATCTGGTTTGGGGCATGAAAATTAAAAGACAACTGATCCGCAGACAACCCAGTGATCGCATAGTTCCCATCTGCTGCTCCGACAAAGTCCGCAGTAAGTGACTGTGTTTCTCCTGTGGGAACAGGGGCCTGTATGTCAACGATATTGTATTTAGTAAAGGTTGCTGCTCCACTTCCTCCAACATAGAATATTAGAACTCGGTTGGTATCTGCGACAGCATCCGCAGAGGTGTAGTATAGACTAAACTCAGTACTACTTAGAACACGTAAAAAATAAACAGCCCCAATTTCAAGACCTAGAATAGGTATACTTGCAGTGGTATACCGAACTGCATCTCCTGTTGTGAATCCTGTAGTTGAAGTATTTCTAATACTGTTAGTTGGATAATATACATAAGTTGAGGAGCCTTGGTTAGGAACCTCTGCTCTGACCCCTGACGCTGTAGCAGAAGGGGTTGTAGAAAGCATAAAACGGTCACTAGCCAAGTTCGCTACATAGTAAGTGGTGCCGTCAGTAAGCCCGGGGATAGTCGTCCCCCCGCCATTGGAGTACGTAACTGCATCCCCGTTCTGTAAAGAAGTGCCTGTAATCCCAATTGTGTCTCTGTCTGAGCTAGCCGTGGTTTGTGAGAACTGGTACTCAAGATCGGCAGAACCTGCACTCCGAAAGTATATCGTACTACCCGTAACCGAAGAAATTCCTACTCGGTTATCGTCTACGACGATTACCTTGTAGCTGCCTCCGTCAGTTATACCTAGGGGTAATATTCCTGTGAGGGCCGTTACAGTAACAACCTCCCCATTGGTGTAACCATGATTAGGTAAGTAAAAGCTAGCTTGTCTAAAAGTGTCTTGATACCTACCCAAATACCCATAGTCAGATAGATAATTTCTTTGTGATACATAACTAGAAGTAGTAGAGCCAAAAAAGAGCCTGCCATATGTGCTGTTGGAAGACCAATACTGGGCCAACCAATAGGTGGCAACACCTCGGTTAAAGTCATACATGTCATCAGACTCATTTAGGTATTGATGCCCACCATAATTGAAGCCGTTAAAGTTCATCACTTTAATTCTAACTGAAAAAGACGAACTTCCCGTTATACTAGACACGCTTTGTCTGAAGTTAAACATGTAGTAGCTTCGACCATAGTAGTAGCTAGTTTCAAAAACTCTCCAAAAAAGAGCCTTTGTAACTCCTCCATTACTTCCGACACTTGTTAGGTTTACTCTGTAAGTGGAACTCGCATTAGGTATTGTTCTTAGCTCTATAGTCGTACTGTTGATCACATAGATGTAATACGCTCTGTATGTACTCAATCCTCCGATTGCAGTATTTGAAGCAGTGTCAGTGACGTATATCAAAGCTTGATAACTACTGTAGTCGTGCGGCGACGGAAAAATAATCCTGTCGTTTACTGTATCGATGGTAATGTCCGAAGTACCTTCTCTAAAGTAAAAAGCGTCTCGCGGATCAGGAAGCCGCATATATGGATTTACACCGCCCAAAAAGAAGTCGTCAGTTTCACCTGTAGGAGTAGCACTCACATAAGATTGTGTGACTGTAGAGACCGTTCCTGCAGAAACGTTATCGGTTGAAAATTCTAGAGTAGATTTTGCAAAAGAATTAGCTAGAGCCATCTTCGTATCTAACGTAAAGTTAGTAGGATCTACTGTATTAACAGTAAGCTCACTGGTAGGTGTTGCACCATCCGTAGTAATACCGCCTATGTTAGACAGTTTAAATTCCGTACCTGAGTAAATAGCCCCCGGGAAAACTTGGGTGAACGTGTCTTTAATACTTCTAGTTGCACTAAACACAGTTTTTGCCTTGTACAAAAACGTGTTGTCGTCAATTTTAGCGGAAACAACAAAGCCGCCATCCGCTGCTACGTCCGCTGATCCTTGAACAATCAAAGGAGAACCGCGCTGCAAACCGTGAGTTTCTTCAGTAACCACGGCCACAACATCGCTACCCGCTGTCACATCCATAGACGTGATTGTAAGTGAAAAGTCCCCTGACCGAGAAAAGAACGTCGGGATGTTAGCTGTAAGCTCTAAGGTTTCCCATTTTGTGGACTGCAAACCATATTCAAAGTCAGTGTCAATCAGGTTTTCAGGATTCGATACACGAATCTTAGAAACAGGGTCAATAAACCTGTCGTTAACGGTTATATCGGTAGAACCCTCGTCAATAAAAATCTGAAGCTGATCTGTGTCAGACATAGAGCTTGTATCATATGCGAGAGTTACCGTTGTGGTGGTATTCTCATAATCAAACGATACGTCGCTAAAACCAAAGGCCGGATCGTTGAACTGATACACCACCACATTGTCAGTCAGGTTAGTGATCAACTGCCAACGTTTTTGAGCATAGATATCGTTTACTGTTATCGTTCCCGCAGACGCATCAAACGTATAATCGAAAACAAGCTTCTTACCCATCGTATTCTCCTAGCCCAAGGCTATCGCTAGTGCTACTGCCTGTTGGTCTGTCACTGTTCGTGCTGCAGGAAACGTTATAAACACAACCTTGTCCCCTGCAGAAAAATTTACTTTTGCGCCGTTGTTAGAACTGGAATAGACGGTATCTCTACGCAGTGTGTTAGTTGCAGAGTACGTCCCTAGTCCTACTTCCCATTGTGTACTGTCAGCGGTGATCGTGTAGTACGTTTCTTCGCCAACCGCCAACACATCAGAAAACGCAATAAAACTACTCTCGGCTCCGGCAAGAGTAAAATCTCCAGTACCAGTCGTTGTACTCGTTTCTTTTATCCTGTCGAAAACCTTTGGCATTTATGCGATCCGAATAATAGCGTTGTTTTGGTCTGCGTTTGGAAACACAACTTGGAACGTACCACTTGATGACGATTTATCGGCACCAAACGCCAGAATCGCAACCATTGGGTTTGTTACAGAAATGGAACCTGTATTAGGTGTGCTGTTATAGATAAACGCACCAAACGAAGTAATTGTGGAGCTTGTCCACTCAGCGTCGTTAAAATCTGTAATCGCAGTTGTACCATCAAGAGTAGGATCAACACTGGTTAGGTTTTCTCCTGTAGAAGAATACCCCGAACCTGTGTTCTCGGCTGTTGCTGAACCCACCTCCGCGTAGTTTGCGGTGCCTGCGCCAAACGAACCTGTCGCGCCTGCCTCGTCCTTAAACAATCCAATCTTAAAAGTATCGCCTGCGGCAGCGAAGTCGTGTACACCAAATAAAAGCTCTTTTTTAAAGGAGCTACACATTGCCGTAGTCAAAGTTAAAGCCATTTAAAGTCTCCTTATATACTCAGCAAGTTCTGGGTAACCCGCTTCTATTATGGCATTATACACAGTTACGCGGTCATTGCGAACTGATCTTTTCATGAAGTGTGTTAACATAGATACGAGGTTTTTTCTATACGCTCGTGCCTGATCCTTAACTTCCTCTGTTGCTTCGTCCGAAATGTATAGGATCTTGTCTGCACACTGCTCTGCTAACTCTTCAGGAGTTAGGCCCCTATTATCTGTTGTGATAATCTTAAATGGGGGAGCTTCCATGTTCATTGTTTCTGTCTCACTACCTTACCAACACGATACTCATCGGTGGTTTGTTTTGCCTCACCTAGCATCTTAATACCCATCAACGACTCTTGGAACCGTGACTGGTACATCTGCATAATATCAGGCTCTTCTTTCATGTATACACCCGCCTCGATCAAGGATCCATAGAGCATAGCCATCTCAGCGTTCTTACTGAGCCATGTTGTGCCGCTCTCGGCTCCGGCAGTTAAACTGATCGGACGATAGAAATAACTTAACTGACAACGGAAACTTAGACGAGGTTTGGGCGAAAGAATGAAGTTCTCTTCGTTAAACTGAGCGTAGTATTTAGGATCGCCAGTAGTATCCTCGTTTCCCTGATACTCCCGTAAAAAACTTATATCTTTAAAATCAAGATACGCTATGTCTGAATCAGGTTTTGTCGCATCATAAAAAGCTGAGTATATCTCAGGTCTAGCAGCCATATATGGCAGCATGTAATCTTCTATATATGTAATTTCATCGTCCGTAAGGCTGCTTGTTATTCCCAACACATAGTTGTTCATTTTTGTTGAGTCTGCCGCTACTACTTGAGCGTTTCCACCCACAGACCCTAACGCAATACCGGGAAACGCCTGTGTATTCTCAAATAGCTCTACAAAATCTATCGGAGTTGTCACACCCCCAGATGTCTGAAAAATAGCTTCTGCTAAGTTTGAACGGTTCTGTTCATTCCAACTAGCACCTGTCGGATATTTTGGAGCCGTTGTATAGCTAAGTGAAAACGGAGCCAAAAAGTCAGATGGAACCTCTAAGTATTCGTTCTTGCCAATTACTTGAGCAGTAGAGTTTTGACGAAACAAATCTAACTGCACGTTTTTTAGTATACGCTCTTCTGCCTGACGAATGAACAAAGGGATGTTACGAACAAACGAGGGCTCGTTGTTTTCTGTAAAATCCTGAATCGCGGTTTTTAGTTCTGCGTACGTAAAACTCATGATGCTAATACCCCTACAGTTCCAACTTGGCCTACTGATCGAGGCATTGCGTTGTTAGGTAACTCTACCAAAGGAACTCCTACGTATACCTGAATTGGTTCCACACGATCAGGTCGAGCGTCTCGTAACGCCTGTGGATCTGGTCCTACACGAGGAGGAAATAATTGTGGGTGCTTTGGTTCATACTCATCAGGACCAACCATAGCCCCGGTCCACTCTTTTTTCATATCGCGTAGACGATATCGAAAACCCGAGCGGTCTGAAATGCCCCATGCGTCTTTGCCACTTGCGTATGCCATTAGACCCTCAAATACGATATGCTAGGTTGCAATTTAAGTGGAGTCCGGCCCTCGTCTTCGTCTGCCGCACGTTGGAACTCTTCCTCATAAACAGATTTCAAAATCTGAATACGATCAGGGGCTCTTTTCATAGCCATGTAGTAAGCTAGCCCTGCCACCATGCAAGGATAAAAACGGAAAGGCATGTCGGTAGTGTTTGTTAGTGTGTCCGCATCTTGAATGCGCTGAACATAGTAGTACACCAACTGATCGGTAGAGTTTTCCGGCACCGCCCAGATATTAATTACAGGCGCAACCTGACGGTCAAAATAGAACTGACTTGGACGACCCTGTGTTGTTTTGTCAGGAAGCGTCATGTAATCGCCTCGACTGATTCGGTCTAGTTCATAGTCAGTTCCGTTTCTACGTAGAACAACTTCTAATAAATCAACCACATCCGCAGTTAGCGTTTCTTGCGCCTGTCCCGCAGTTAAGGTAAGCACACCCTGCTTCACGGTCCACAAGTTTAAACCCCGGTTGGCCCAGTCTGCAAACATAAGATTTAAGGATCGACGCGCTGTTTTAGCGTCGTAACCTGTGCGAACCTCCAAGCCACAACGCTCGT